GGCCACTCTATGCCACAGGAGTTCAATTTGCATATACCTGTAATAAAATCCCAGAATTTGATAGGTGGAACTCAGCAACATGGCTAACCCCAAATAATACAGGAGTTGGAGGATATCTTACTGGATGTAGTACAGCATACGATAGTTATTATTATTATAAAGGTACTTTAGCTACTGTAGGAACAACTTCAAACTCAAATACTGGATTCTATCCAATTTCTGGTGATCCTACTTTATCTTATGATTATTTTGACGAAGTTGATACAGGCGGTACAATAGTTATTAATAATAATGATCTTTGGTCTTATGCTTTTTTTAATCCATCAGATTCTGTAAGTAATAATAGTACTAGAGATATTAAACAAAAGTTTTTTATTTCACAATCTTTATTATCAATCCCAGGAATTAGAGACACAGCTCTTGATCCATCAATCCCCTTTAACTCAACTTTTACATTTACTCCAGAGCAACCACAAAGATATTGGACAAGAGAAAATTCATGGTATATTTCCAATACTTCAGTTTTTCCTATTGGTGTAGCATACATAGATCCAGTTACTAATACTGTTTCTGAGGTATTTCCAGAAGCTGCCTCTTTTGGTTATACTCCTGTTGGATTAACTGTTGGTATGACAGCCACCGCAGCTAAGGCATTATTAGCTGCTGGAAAATTACGAGTCTGTAGTGCTAGTGAATCTTCCGCAGGACAACTAATAGATGAAGATAATATTGGCGTTCCAAATTCAGCTGCAATGATACAACCATTAGTTAATGGAGCAACCGCATATGCGGAAGTATGGAATTCTGTAATTAGACCCTTGAAAATATTAGTAAGATACGTTACAGTAGATGAAGTCATTACAATTAGAGGTTTAAATATTGCCGCAGATAATTCGGGAATTACTAATTATACAGCTTTTAAAAGTGTTGATGGCTTTAGATCTGGAATTTATGTTGTTTTTAGATCTCCCTGGTGCAATCCAGAAACCCTACCACCAACAACAACTGATGGTGTAAACTCTTATTTTAATAATAAAGCTTTAAAGAAATTTGGACTATGTACAAGTACAGATTCAGGTGCATCTTCATGGCAAATAGGTTTACCTTATCTTTGGGAGTGGGGAAATAGACCTGTAATGTTATCTACCAATGCTTGGGATTTAATTGACTGGGGTGTTTCAAGACACGTCCCATTTACTCAAAGTCCCTCGTCAGGAACCCAAATTGCAGGATTTCCTAGACTATTATCAACAGTTGCTCCTTGTGGTTTCTTTAGACTTTCTAGTTCTGATTCCGCAAAGATTACCGATCTTAACTATGTAAAGTATCAAGATAGATGTATTATTATTAAAACAAATGTAGGAAAATTCTTTAGTTCTATTACTACAGATGGTCTTGGACAAAAAACAGCAAATAGCACATTTTTGTTAAATAAAGACAAAGGTTGCATTAGTATCTTTCAGTCAGCAAATTTTAAATATTGTGTTAATAGTTATACTATTTCTAAATATGCTGGCGATAATATAAGTGCAACAAGTCTACTTAAACTAACTGCACATTCCAGAACTACAAGCGGTGGTGCATTAACATCTATTGCAACAAATAATATTACACTAACCAATCCAACAATTTCAAATACATTACCTAGAACAGTAACTAGAGTTAATAATATATTGAATGTAAATTTATCTACAGCTAATAGTGGATGGGCTTTACATGAATTAAGATTAGGTTTTCTTGGTAAAGGAAGTTCACCAGGAACTAATGGTGATATGCTCTTAACAACTCACTTTGGAATTGATAATGCTAATCAACATGGAATTGCTTTTAGTAAACTAGATACTACATATGCTTATAGATCAGGTGATGCAGGATATCAAAACGATGCTGGAGCTGTATCTGGTAGTAGAAAAGCTTTATATATTGAATTTTTTAAAGCATTATATGAGCGACAAACAAGTGCTACATTTAATGCAGCATCAGGAGTAACTCCTAAACTTGTTATTATGGTAGAGACGGGTATTTGGGAATTAGCTAATCCTAATTTCTCATACAATGGGTTTAATACTTGGAGTTACTATATAGATGAGTTGCCTCTTATTGGAGGAGCTTCTAATGGCAGTGTTACTACATCGTTTAATTTTGATTCAACCACACCAATTATAAATTGTGCTATTATGGCTGGATTTAATCGTAATGATATTGTTCTTTGTTTTTACACACCATCTAAAATAACCCGAGTAGATGTCCCATCTAAGGGAACTCTCAGTGGTATTAATTACAATACTGAGTTAGATGAAAATACATACGTTGGAGATAAGAATCAAAGAGCTACTTTTATTAGAGCAACAGAAATCTTTGTTCAGAATAATTTAACATTTCAAGGCGGATACTATACTCCAAGTCCACCAGCTCCTCCTTTAGTATTTGGAACTAATGCTAATACAGCTGCTAAAAACTCTGTATATATTAATTTTGGAAATATTATTGGACTAAATTCTATTCTAGATAATATTACAGGTAATGAGGCTTCTTGGTATGATTCTACTGATGATATCTTAACTTATAGATATTTCTCAGAAAGTGGCGCACTTGCTATAGGATCTTATGTAATGGATTACCTTGCTGCTGAAGTTTCTCCATCATATTTTGTTCCAGCATGGATTCCAGCATTCTCACGTCTTTTAAACTATACAACAGATCCAGTAAGTGGGGCAGATCTTAATCTTGTTACTGTATCTTTTGATCGTTTAGACATAACACCATATTTGTCTAGTTATGATGCTCTCTGTGACGCAGGAAATGTACAAGCTAAAAGAACTTTATCTAAGTTTAAAACTAAAATCAATCAATAAGGAATAGCTATGCCCGCAATCTCTAAAGAACAATATCTTGCATTAATCTATGGTGTTTTATCAACTTCTGCAAACCAAGGTGCTTCACCAACTACACCTCGTCAAAGATTTACTCCAATTAATAGAAACAGTATTATTGAGGGACGAGAAAACTTAGCAGCAGTTGCTAATCTTTCAACCGCAAATAATCAAATAATTATAGCTGGCCTTTTTCCACAAAATATTAAAGTTGGAATGGCAGTAAATAAAGTAACAGGCACTGGGGCTTTAAATGCAACACAAGGTTTTATTGGAGCTATTGTGAGTGTAGATTCTTCGAATGCCACAGCTGGAATATTAGTTAATACAAGATTAACTGTTGTCGATGCTAATGGTTCAGCACTAAATCACGCTACTAATGGAGATTTAACAGCTTTTGTTGTTGGTGGAATTGATTACACAAATAATCAAGTTCCAGGGTTAGGTAACCCAACACGTTTAGTTTATACACTAACAAACGGTAGAGATGCTGGTGATATGAATAACAACGGATCAGTTACTGCTGTAGAACGAGATTACCATTTAACTGGTATTGGTTTAAGAAAAAAATTAAAGTGAGGTTTATATGAGTAGAATGTCACAAATGGGTATGGGTATGGGTATGCCAACTGGCATGGGCCCAGGTATGGTAGAATCACAAATGGGTATGGGTGTTCAAATGCCTATGCCACAAGAAGAACCAATGCCAAAGAAGAAGAAGCCAGCTAAGAAAAAGGCTGGTAAGAAAGCTAAGAAGAAATGAAAATTCGTACAACAACTAAACAAGATTTAGATTATGTAAAGAATCGGACTGGCCCTAAGCCAGATACTAAGAAACCAAATCAACCTAAGAAACCTAAGACTCGTTCTAAGTAACGAATAATCTAAAGGAGAGATATTTAAATGCCAGAAATTAATAATGCTGAACAATCTCAACCTGTCGAGACTCAGCCAGTACTAGCCACACCAGTTCAGACTGAAGATCCAGTAATTGTTCATGAGCGTGCAATGTTCATGAAGTACGTTCAAGATCAAGGACAAAAGATCCCCAGTAACTTCAGATCAGCTGATGATTGGTTTAACAGCCTAGTAGAAGCCCGTAAGGGATTTACTCAGGCAAGACAGGAAATCGCTTCATTAAAGAAGCAATACAATCAAAACGGAGTGACTAATCCTGGATATCAGGACTCACCTCCAGTTGCTCAGACTCGTTCTGAACCAGTCGAGGATCTATCAGGCATTCCTGAGGATCTTAAAATTACATCACCACCTACTCCCCAGCCTGGATCTACGGCTCGGGTTAGCTCAGAAGATTGGCTTCGTTGGGGCAAAGAAATTGACTCAACAGGTGCCGTAAGTGATGCTACCCGTAAGGAAATCCAATCAAAGATGGGTGCTGATGAAGTAATTATTGAGCAAATGATTAAGGGCCGCAAGGCTTTAGCTAAGCAATCTTGGGACGATGCTGCTTCGGTTGTCGGAGGTAATGACAATCTTAAGCGGATGTTTAAATGGGCCCAAGATAATCTAACAGCTGAAGAGGTTGCAGCCACTAATCGTGCTCTCCAAAGCAATGCCTATAAGAATGTCCTCCTGGGACTTAAGGCACGCTTTGAGCAACAAAACCCACCAAAGGCTAATGTACAGGAACCTAAGCCAATGGATAATCGGGTCAATCCCTCACAGGTTCCACAGTCCGTACAGGTATTTAAAAACCTTGCTGAACAACAAGCTGCACTGCGCGATCCAAGGTATCGTGTAGATTCTAAGTATAGACAAGCAGTAGAAGCAATGGTTATTAATACATCTCGTTACGGTTACAGAAATCGTTAACTCCGTATAATCCTATAAGGACACGGAACAATTAAGGGTTTCTCCTTCGTTGTTTAATTTAAATTTAAAAGAGAGTTTCTATATAAGGAGAAACAAATATGTCATCATTAACTTCAATGTTCCCTATTGATTCAGGTGTAGGTGTTGTACCAACAGGTGGTGCAGTAGACGGTGCTTTAGCTAACTGGCCCAAAGGTGGTCAGGTTGCTGGTCTTACCAGTATTCCAGCTGTTTCTGGTAGTGCAAATCCAGACTACTGGCTTCCTATTTGGTCAGGCGAAGTAATTAATGCCTATGATCAATACAATGTATTTGAGCCAATGGTTGTTACCGAGACTATTGAATCAGGTACAACCAAGCGTTTCCCAATTACTGGTGTCGTTGGACACAAGGGTATCTGGGAAGCTGGTGAAGAACTACTTGGCGATTCTGGTATCTCAACTCCAGGTTGGTTCGACATTTCACTAGATCAACGCCCAATGGCTGCATTCTTTGAACTTGACGATATTCACCTCATGCTTACCCAATGGGACTATAGAGCTGAGCTTGCTCGTCAAGCTGGTCTTGCACTTGCCAATGTTCGTGATAAGCAAATTGCTTGTATGATTGCCCAAGCTGCATTCCTTCCAAATAGAAATCCATTTGGTACTGGCTTAGCTGGTATGAATAATGATTCTTATACTGGTGGTTTTAAGTTTGCTGGTAATAATATTTTTAATAATCTAGGTAATCGTGGTTCGTCTGTTACTGATGCTTCACGAACCGATGCTGCTCTTGCTTTACTACAACACCTTGAGTTTTACATGGTTAATCTCCAAGAGCAAGATGTTCCAGCTGGTGAGGTTTACTGTGCTGTAAGTCCAGCTGCTTTCCATGATATCCGAGCACTTGGTATTGCTCGTGATAATACTGGTCTAGCTGGTGGTGCTGGTCGTCCATTCTTCGGTGGTGTATCAGAAGCTGGTGGACTTGGTGCTGGTTTAAATCAAGGTATGTTTGGTATTGCCGATTCTCTAGAATATATGGGTGTTAAGATTATCAAGAGCAATCACCTTGCTCAACTTGATGGTACTATTGTAAAATCAAGAGGTAATAGCAACACTACCGTTAACCGCGTAGTTAGTGCTTCTAGCGGTTTAGTAACTACTCCAGGTTATATCTGGGATCTTGGTGATGCCAAGTATGATTTTAACTGGCTTGGTAGCGGTTCCGAACTTGCTTATACTAATCCTCAAGGACCAACTGTAACTAATAACGTTCCTTCTTCAGCTGTTGCATCTGGCGCTGTTAATCCAATTAAGGCTCTAATCTGGCAACGAAATGCTGTTTGCTCACTGCGTCTACAAGGTATGAAGGTTGAAACAGTCAAAGATGTCCGTAGAGGTACATTCTTTACTGTAAGTTCCATTATGGCTGGTGCTGGTGTTCTACGTCCAGAACTATGCGCTGCTATCCAAGGAAATTACACTATTAGCTAATTACATTTTGATATTTGTACCTAGGGGGTCGAAAGGCCCCCTAGGTATTTTTTTCGCAAGGAGAGTTATGAAACCATTTAATCCAATTTCAAATTCACGGTCTACAGGTCTTGGCGATACGGTAGCTAAAGTTGCTAACAAACTTGGTTTCAAAAAAACAGAAGGTTGTGGTTGCCAGAAACGCCAAGAATTTCTTAACAAGCTGGTTCCCTACGGGAAGAAAGGAACTAAGTAATGGGACTATACAGTTACACTGATGCTATTAATCATATGCTGTTGTCCTCGGGAGAGCACTTGATTTCTGATTTAAATAATGATTCTGGAGTAGACACTAGTGTTGCTCAGTTTATTTTAAATCAAACAATCAAAGCTATGGTAATGAGAGGTATTGCTAATAATAGATATGTTGTTACTCTTCAGCTTTCTACTCAGACTATTGATGGTTCTTCCGTTGCAAATTGCATTGCATTACCGTCAAATGCTTGTTACGCTCAGGTCGTGGAGCCATTGTTTGATTCTACGACGGGGGAGGTGATCCAAACTACAATTAAGTCCGCAGACAATGGACCTGTGCTGTATAATATTACCAAGCAGACACCAGTTTTTGAAAAAGAGTTGAAGGTCGAAGTAATAATTACATTAGGCAATGCCAATGATTTTTATGGTTGGGATGACATTGATTCAGCTTTACAAAGAGGAATCATGGAATCTGCTGCCAGAGAATACCAACTTATTACCCAAGGTGATTTAGATGTAGATAAACGCATGGCTGTGCGTGAACAATATCATATTGCCCGAGGACGTGCTTCAGATATCTTTAAGAAAAATAGATCAATATTCCTAGGTGATGCAGGAACTAGAGCGGCTGTTGACAGACGCGGCATCCTTAGTAATGATCCGTACTTTACCAGAACGAGGTTTTAATGTTTACTAGACTTCCAATCAATACGCTAAGTGGTGGCGTAGGACGACAAGCTCCTACGAAAAGATTAATAAGTGAAGCAGAGAATATTGATAATTGCTTGGTATCGCTTGAGAAGTCTATCGAAAAAAGACCTCCTTTGGTACAAGTAAACTATACAAAAGATGGGGCCAGTATTGGTACCTATCTACCAGTTAATTATGTGACTCCACCCAGTACATTCCTTACTGGGGGAGCCACTAACTTTAATCCAGACAATCTTTATTTCCACTATTTAGATGTAGATGGAAACAATCGTTATTGTATTATTATCAACCGAGCAGCATATACATTTGATCCTACAGTATCTAAGTCATTTACATACACCCCAGGTGGTGGTCCTTCTGTAACAATTAATCTAGCTTCTTTGATAACAGTCTTTAGAATTGAACCAACAGAGTGGGTTCTAGAGGATGTAGATAATACCAGTGGTACTTCGGCAGCCAACACAAGTGGTTTTAATAGAGGTATCTTTGAGTATCTAACATTTGGTAACAAAAGTGTTACTTCAAATTATAAGGTTGCTAATCAAACATACAATGTTGCAGCTACTTCGATTAAAGATACATTTGGTTCTATTGATCTAGATGTCGGTGTTTTAATTTGGAATAAATTAATCCCCCTAGATTATCTTCCAGATAGATCAAGTGAGGAACTTACAAACGAAGCTTCTTGGTATTCTGCACAAGCAACAAATCAATATATTCACTCAGGGGATGCGGTTAACTATAAGACAACTACTTCAATTAACCCATACAAT